AGATATACTAACTTTGCTATTGAATCAATTGAACAAACATTCAATGGTCAAGCTGATTTTGGACGCAGAGTCCAATGTGTTATCAGCAGAAACGGAGATTTGGCTTACAGAACTTACTTGCAAGTCACTCTTCCTGAAATTAACCAACTTATGGGTCTTGGAAACTACAGCACTGGACAAAACACTGGTGTCTATGCTCGTTGGTTAGATTTCCCTGGTGAGCAATTGATTGCTCAAGTTGAAGTCGAAATTGGTGGTCAAAGAATCGACCGTCAATATGGTGACTGGATGCACATCTGGAACCAATTGACCATGACCTCTGAGCAACAACGTGGATACTTCAAGATGATTGGTAACACCACTCAATTGACCTTCATCACTGATCCTTCTTTCTCTGATGTCGAATCCCCTTGTGACTCCTTGGCTCCTCGTCAAGTTTGTGCCCCAAGAAATGCTCTTCCTGAGACTACTCTTTATGTTCCTCTTCAATTTTGGTTCTGCACCAACCCTGGACTTGCTCTTCCTTTGATTGCTCTTCAATACCACGAAGTCAAGATTAACCTTGATATCCGTCCTATTGATGAATGCTTGTGGGCTGTTACCACATTGAACTGCAACCAAAATCCATACGCCGGTGCTTCTGGTCAATACACTGTTGGTCGTCCAGTTCCTGCAACTATTGCCTATAACCAATCTTTGGTCGCTGCTTCCTTATACGTTGATTATGTCTTCTTGGACACTGATGAACGTAGAAGAATGGCCCAAAACCCTCATGAGTACTTGATCACTCAACTCCAATTCACTGGTGATGAGTCTGTTGGTTCATCTTCCAACAAGATCAAGTTGAACTTCAACCACCCTGTTAAGGAGCTCATCTGGGTTGTCCAACCTGATCAAAACGTTGACTACTGCTCATCCTTAACTTGTGATGCTCTCTTGTTCAAGGTTCTTGGTGCTCAACCTTTCAACTACACTGATGCAATTGATGCTCTTCCAAATGCTATCCACGCCTTCGGAGGTCCAGCTTCTGTTGCTGCTGACTCTCGTGCCTACATTGATGCACAAGGTCTTTTCCAAGATGCTGGTGCTCTTGACTACCAACCAACTGCTAACCAATTGTTCGGTTCTAGTTTCACTGGTTACTGGCACGGACCTTCCAACCCTTATAACGAGCCAAACTTGGGTGGTATCCAAAACATCTTAAACACTGCTAATCTTAGTACTGCTGAGATTGCTGCTCTTTCATCTGGCACATCATCTCCTCACCTTGAGAACTCTGGTGTCTCTGATGCCGGTACCTTCGTCTTGTCTGAAACCTCTTTGGACATGCACTGTTGGGGACAAAACCCAGTTGTCACTGCTAAGCTCCAATTGAACGGCCAAGATCGCTTCTCTGAGCGTGAAGGAACTTACTTCTCTTGGGTCCAACCATACCAAGCCCACACCCGCAATCCTGATGAAGGTATTAACGTTTACTCATTCGCTCTTCGCCCTGAGGAACACCAACCATCCGGAACTTGCAATTTCTCCAGAATTGATAACGCCACACTCCAATTGGTCTTGTCTAACGCCACTGTCGAAGGTACCAAGACTGCCAAGGTTCGTGTCTATGCCACTAACTACAACGTCTTACGTATCATGAGTGGTATGGGAGGTCTTGCTTACTCCAACTAAACACCTTATATCGTGTGTTTTTATTATTATCTTTTAATAATTAATCTTACAAATTTAATTATTAAATTTTTTTACTTTGCATCTTTTTTAATATAAATATTAATTTATTAACAAATATTAGATGACTGATTTGTTAAATCTAAATATTAATACATTTAAAACATTAATAGATTTAGAAAATTTTCAAAAAATTAAGATAGGCGACACAAATTTTACAAACGTAAGCTCAATATTTCCATCGGCTTACATTCAAAATACATTGCAAAATAGAATTTTTATTTTAACATTTATGTTTTTAAACGCTGGTTTAATTAATAATCCTTATAAAGATAATACTAGTAATGTTTCATTTGAGGATATTACTCTAGACAATGTTACAAATGAATCTTTTATTTCTGCATATAAATATCTAGCAAAAATTGTCTACTCAAATATTATTTCTAATTATATTTATTTAATTATGAATTATATTCAGCTAGATCTATTAGAGTCTATGCATACTCTTAACAAAAAAGGAACTAATCCTGAATTATCTAAAATTTTTGAATGGTCAAACTCAATAATAAGTGATATAATATCTAACAATTACAATGTTTTTACTTCTTTCATGGATAATATATATCAAAAATTAAATTCAAAAGAAATTTCAGAAATTAGTATTGATGATATTAATAACTTCATTAAAAATTTATTTGATACCATATCTATTCAGGTTATTAATAGTTTAAACAATTATAAAACATCTACATATACTATAGAACAAACAAAAATACTAGCTATATTCGAAAGAGATTTTGAAACATTTTCTGATTTTAGAGAAGCATTTTTTGTCTCTTCCGATATTTTATTTAAAAAAATTTATGAGAATAACCAATTTAATGATAGTATTTATAAATATGCAACTGGTTATTTTGATGAATCTAACAAGCTTGAATATAAAAGATTTTTAACTGATGATGTTAGTTTATTATATAAAATACAATTTATCCTCTCTAAAAATATAATAAATTCTCAGTCAAATGACAATTATGATGAAATATTAAACTCTAACTCTTTGCTTATTGCTACATCAAATATTACAATTCAACTTATCTATACTTTATCTGATTGTTCGCCTTTATTATTAAACCAATTATCTATTATAGAAAAAGATGATGGTAGAGAATTTAATTTTGATGAATTGTATAAAAAATATATGACGGGTGGTATGCTTGAGTCACTAACAAAAGCACTGGGTTTAGCTTATACTGAATATCAGCCAATAATTATAGAAGGATTAAAGGGTAAACTTTACGAAATAACACATGCTGGACAAAATATACCAGGAGTTGGAATTGTATTTAATGTAATTAAAGATTCTGCTGGAAATATTGTAAATGCTGAAATAAATAGATGGACGTCTGATGGAGAGAGAATGACAACATATGTTGTTTCATTAGCGGCTAAAGCAGGTGTAGCTGGTTATTCTGTTCCAGCACTGATGATAGGAGGAGTTGCTGGTGCTGCTGTAGCTGGGTTGACTTATTATTATTTTGGTGATGTTATTGCTGATACAGTAAAAGAAACATTAGGTATAGGTGTAAAGTCTGATATTGGTACTTCTTTACCAACAGGTGAAACTACAAGAACTGATGAACAAACTTCAACAGGTGAAACTACAAGAACTGATGAACAAACTTCCACAGGTGAAACTACAATACTACCTGAAACAACACTACCTGAAACAATATCAAAAGAACCTGTAAAACCATTTGACGTTTCTACATCTTTAGAATCTCCGGAAATGGTCGAAGCGAGAGAAAAAAGTAAAGTTGCACAAAAACAATATGAAGAGACTGATACCGAATTTAAAAAATTAAATGCACAAGAAAGAGATGCTAGAAAAAAACAATATAGAAATGAACAAGAAGCGCGTAGAGAAATGGAAAAAACTACCGAACAATTAAAAAAATCAGCTGCACAAGAAAGAGAAACAAGAAGAGAAGAATTAAAAAAAGAACGAGCATTTAAACAATGGGAAAGAACATTAGTATCGCAAAATGTTCCAACGTTTTTTGAGAGCAAAATGAATGAGTTTAATCAATTTACAAGGCAACAAGCTACACATTCACTAGGAATGGATTCGCGATATCAAACTAGTCATCAACTTGGTATGTCACCAGGAGCATCTGCCCCAACCCCTACACCACCAGGAAGTTCTTATGATATTGAATCTGGAATTGCGACAATAAACTCTGCTTTATTTTTGACAAACATTGGTGTTAAATTATGGCGATATTTTAAAGGAATACCCGATGATGATGCTGCTAAGGTATTTGTTAGACAGAATTTAAAAATGGACTATGTTCCACCTCCTACTGATGAATTTATAAGTAAAGAAATACAAGAACTATTAAGTAAACCGTATGAAAGAACTGAAGTTCCGTATAAATATTTTGACATGGGCATTATAGACTCACCGTCGTATCAGTCTTATACAACACCACAATCACTATATTCTACTTTTGATATGGGAAGTCCTCAGCTTTCATATGACCAATTACCACAATTAATTGCCGACGAAAAGTCTGGAGAGAAGCAAGAAGAATATGTGCTTCAAGAAGAATTATTGCAAGATGTTCCAGAAGAACACAAAGAATATGTTAGGAACCTAGCATTATATTACAAAACAAAAACAAAAGAAGGAATGGCAAGTCTACTAAGAGCAGCTATTCTTAGAAAAGGCACTTATAGACCAGGAAAAACTGGAACAACAACATCTTTAAATGAGCCAAATATACCAACAGCAGACCCACATATTATTTCAAGTAATAGAAATAGAAATTCGCCATTTAATTGGTTTGGCACAGCAAATGATACTGGAGAAACGACACGACTAGCTAGTGAAAGCAAAACAAAATATGGAATACAATCTGGTGGAGGTGTTAATAATGAATTTCTTGAAAAAATCTATAACTTTATTTTTAAAATTGTTAAACTTAATGTTTTAAATGGTCAATATTTTTATATAGTTGATGATAAATTACTCGATTCATATAATAATATTATAAATATATTTTCTATTGCAAATTCAATATCATTTTTACAAAACTTATCAAATATTAATATTATGTATCAAAATACGAGTAAAGCTAATTCTATTAATAATTTTATAAATGACAATATTAGTTATTTAGAAAGTTTGTTTTTAAAAGGTGGAAGTTTAAATAAAACAAATAATAGCAAATCCAATAAAAATAAAAAAAAAATTATATACAAACGAACTTATAAAAATAAAAAACATAATAAAAAAAATAATTCATCAATTAAAGTAAAAAAATATAAAAAAAAGAGAAAAACACGAAAAATATAATATAATTAAAATTAAAAATATTTAAATATATTATGAGAGGAGGTGAAAATTTTGGAGTAAATAATGTATCTTATGGTAATATAATTGTTGCTCTTAATACATTTAAATATTATATTAAATTAAAATATAAGGACAGTATAGATGACGCAAAAAGCGGTATATATTATTTTGTATTTGACATTAATAATAATAATCAATTAACTAGTAGTTTTGGGTTAACTAATGCTTTAATTGTAAATGGAAATATTAATAATAGAAGTTCTAAGACATTTTTAGATTTAAGCATGGGCGAGGATAAACAATTTTCATTATCATTAAAAGGAAATGCATATAAATCTACTAATTCTGATACTTTAAATGCAACAGATGGAATACCATCTGAGCTCGTTATAGGAATTAAAAAAAATGAAATACCTACATTTACCTTAAATTTAAATTCATATAAAGGAATATTTTCTGGTAAGTTTAATGAACTTGGAGATAAGGGGTTAAGTATTGAATCATTAGATGAAGATATTAAATTGTTTAATGAAGCATATGGCAAAATTGAAAAGGAACCTGAATCTAGAGAAGTAGCAATACAATTAGCAAGCAAAATATTTAGAACAATATTTCAGTTTTCAAAAGAACTAGCTACAAATACTACAGGCAAATGGAATAGTTTTTTAGCAGGATTTGAAAAAAATGTCCTACTTGAAGAAGACCCTGAACTTAATACTTTATATCAAAGAGCATTAGGTAGCATACAAAACATTAGAACACCAAAACAACCAGTAGAAAAACCTGCAAAAACTACATCTGCACCTGCAACTGCACCTGTACCTGTACCTGCAAAATCTGCAAAACCTGCAAAACCTGCAAAACCTGCAAAACCTGCATCTGCACCTGTTCCGGAACCATGGACATTCAAACAACTGCTTAATTATGATTATTATAACTTTGATTCGTTGGCAAATAGATTTTACGATTCAATTAAAGGTAATTCTGAGAATGAACAATATAAAGAATTTTCAAAAAAAGCTTTTTCAAAATTAAAAGATTTTTTAACTGAAAATAAATTTTTAACTGGTAGTAAAGTTAATGACGTTGGAAAAGTAATAACTATTTTATATCAATATATTCTTAAACAACTAATAAAGTCTAAAGGAATACTTAATGACGATCAGCTTCAACAAATATTAAATTCACTTCTAACTTTAACTTATAATGAAAATTCTTACTTCAATGGTATAAAAACATCACAATTAGCTAATGTTTGGAAGTATAATAAAGAATTTAAAACACAAATAAATAAGATTTTAGAAAGCATTAATGGAGAAGAAGAAGGAGAAGGACAAGATTTAAAAGGAGAAAATTCAACAGCAGTAGCAGCAGAAGACGAAGAAGAGCCTGCATCACAGCCAGTAGCAGTATCTGAAGCTGTTGTTCATCCTTCTCCACCACCTTTAACTGCTACTAATTATGCAGAAGATTCAACAATAAAAGGAGGAGGAAATAATGCTACTGTTATAATTGAAAATAATACAGACAATTTAAATATCTCAGAATTTGGAGAGCCTATTATATACATTAAATTATCAAGAAATTCAGGATTAAATATTACTGGATTTGGAAAGGATTCAAATAAAATACCGGTATTTGGTTATCTAACAGTCGGAAAAGAGCTTTTACTAAAACTTCTTTCTATGCAAACAAATAATAATGTATCTTTTGAAGCGCAAGCTGGAACTTATGAAAGTGCAAAATCATACTTAGCAAAATATGCACTTAACAATCCAGGAATAACAATTATGGTTGCTACACTTCTTACAAATGGAATAACAAAAGCAATTATTGAATCAGGCGCACCACTTGCACGTTATTTTCCTCATATTAAAGATATAGTTACATCAATTTGTTCTAATATTTTTGGAGATTGGGTTGGACCGTATTTAACAATGTATATGCCAAGTGCTGATAGAAGTAAATCACCTACTTTGTCAGAAACTTGGTCACAAATTTGGCCAAAACAATCAGGAATAAATCCAATGGGAAATTTAAATGAAACTTTACCTAATTCCACTGGTAGTATATTACCTAATTCCACTAGTAGTAGATTAGGTGGAAAAATAATGAAAACAAAAAAAAATAAGAAATCAAAAAAATCTAAAAAAAATACTAGAAAAGTTATTAGAAGAAGTACTAAAAAATATTTTAAAAATAAAAAATTGAAATAAAAAATTGCAATAAAATTAAAACTAAAATTAATAAACAAAAGATGTCGAGAACTTTGCGATTTACTTTTAAATTAGTATATACTGCCAACGTTTGGCATTTAGACATTGACAGCTCAATGACTACTGCAGAATTAATTACTTGGATAAATGAACCTGAAATGCGACAATTATTTAATATTCATGAGCATTATCATATTGATATTGTTAAAGCTGGAAATTTTACTCACGGACACGCTGAATTAGCGCCATCAATTATGGTTTCATTCTCGGAAACTGTCGGTGAAAAATATAATCCACAAACTACTGCATTTTACTTACGTCCAGTTCATCCGATTACAGAAGAATTTATTAGAAGAGATGATTATTCAGTTGCGCCAAATTATACACAACCGCCTACACCAGAGCCAGTTCCATATTCAGTACCGGAACCAGATCAACCATCAACAGAAATGGAAGTTGTAATAACTCCTTTGAACAACGAAACAAATTTAGAAGAGATTAATCCAACGCTATAAAATTTTATAATTATAAACATAAAAAAATTTATTTTTTATTTTTTGTTTATACCAAACCTTGAAAATTTAAACCCCCTGTAAATACAACATTATTTTCATAACGAATGATTACAAATATTGATTTGTAATAATTCATTTTTCTCTCTATTTTTAGAATATGATTCAACAATTCTACCGTAGCTATAATAAATCTGTGCCACATATTATCTTTATCTAATATGCCCAATTTAATATCAACTTTATATAAACATGGTAGATGTCTAATTACTCTCTCCTTAATTACTCCAATAAAGTTTCTAATATATTGGTCTGTTCCATAACAATATTGTTGTTCTCTCTCAATCTCAGTTAAATCATCTATTTCAAAATCATCCTGCAACCAAGACTTAAATCTAAACTTAACTTTACAGTTTATATTTTCGTAATGTATTAAATCAGTTGATGTCATTTAAGTATTCATTTTATACTTTTTAAATAAAAAAATAAATTTATTCAATTTTTTATTTAATTATTTTTATGCATCATCATCATCGTCTTCTACTTCTTCAACTTCTTCAACCTCTTCAACTTCTTCAGCGTCTTCAGCTGGCTCATCCTCATCGTCATCCTCGTCGTCATCCTCAGCGTATTCATAACCTTCTTCATCCAGATCAGCATCAATATGTTCTCCTGGAATTTCAATATAATCGCCATTTTCATATTTTACTCGTGTGCAATTAAATAGAATATTCATATTTATAACCTCTGGTTTAGCTGTGTCGGATGTAAATAATTTAGCGATTTGCGAATCATCTCTAAATCGAACTGTATAAGTTTGTTGGATATTATTTCTACCAATTCGTCCCATAGCTTGAATAACTTTTTCTTGTGTTAAATCCAAATCTTTACTCAAGAATCCGTGACAGAATTGATAATTTGTTCCATAAATATAATCACTTGATGCAATAATCATATATAATTTCTGTTCATCTGCAAGTGTCTTCATAATTTCTGTATAAGTAATATTCTCATGATTGATGAAGACACCAATTCCCATCATAAGCAATACCTTCCATAAATTATCAACACCATTAAGAGCCATAATGTCAGCTACAATTTGCTCATCGATTGTGCTGGTAAATGCGTTTGCAATAGTAGCATCCGGAGCCCATTTATCAATATGATTTCTTTTATTTGGAACAAATGTATCATTTAATGAAGCGCGTCTAATCATAGATCTTAGTCGATTAATTTCTGAAGTCATTTTATTTAACGCACCTTTATTCTGCATTTCTTCTGGAATATCTTTACTTAACTTTTTAGGGTCTTTATTAGACTTTACTCTTCCCTTGACACGAACACCTTTATCCATAACATTTACTGAATTTTTTGCACGTTGCTCAATACCTTCTTTAATAACATCTAACTCAGTTTCAATTTGATAAATCTTTTCATTAATAACATTATTATACTCAATCTTTTTCATAAGATCTTCCATAACAGCTGGCGGAATATTCGCCTGTTGAACACAGAATTTTGCAATTTTTTCAATATCGTTTGAAATAAATATAGTTGGGCCATCTGTAAGTGTATACGAATCTTTTGTAGTTACATATACACCTGATGTTCCGGCATGAACAGGTTCAGAAATTCTTGTACTAGTAACTTGCTCTGAAGCTAGTCTAGTCAAAGGAGCACCTGATAATGAATTTTGTGGAGCACTAGATGATACACCTGGACCAACACTTCTAATTTTTTGAATTTTATTACCCTTTGTATCTACTGCAGTATTTTCTAATATTCTAGGACGCCTATTATCCATAAAATTTCTATAAATTAGAGGCCAATTAGCAGGAGCAATATTTTTTAACATATTGATATAGTAAATTTTAATGTTCTTCATATTAATTGAATCTAAATCTTCAAAATGTCTTTCAATACGCATTCGATTATTAGCATAATTATTTTTATTGACAAATGTAATAAACTCTACAACTTCCTTCAAATCAAAATAACGTAGTAAAGTCAAATAATCACTACAATGATTTGCAATATGTAAAATCTCATTGTATCTGTCACTCAAATAATGAGGCAATACTACAAATCCATCTTTATTAACGATTGGAATCGATTTTTTACAATCGTGACTAATAATATTACAAATTTCAGCGCCAGGAAATTTATTTAAGAAATCGGGAATTGTCTGTGTTAATTCGGTCTCCTTAGGTAACGTTGCCGATGATAATACAATTGTTGGAATATCATTCTCTTTCCAGTTTTTACGAATTGTCTTATGGAAATCATGCTCTGCATAATCCATTGTAATAGTTGGTTCATCCCAGTAAGTAATAATATTATTAGATCCAAAATGCGAAATCATATAATACATTGCAGGCAAATATGATTTGATATCAGAAATCATAATTTGAACATTGTCTCCGACGCTATTATCGACCTTTTTAATGCGTCCAGTCTTTTTATTTCTAACCACATCTTTTGCTGCGAAATAATGCAGACGGACATCATCCGCACTTGCACAACCGAAAGCAAACGCAACTCTTTTCTTAATTGAAATTGCTGCTCTTGCCAAAGCTAAACCTACGTGACGTGCAGCACATACAAATATAACTTTTTTATGTTCTGATAAGGCAAGAGGAGTCAACGTCTTTCCTGTTCCAGTTGGTGCCATATACATAATCAATTTTGGTTGCGGTTGTTTGATTAGTGTAAATATTTCTTTTTGATGCTCATAAAGCATTAAGTCGCCATACTTTAATAAACTGTCATTTTTTTCAATAAATTCGACAGCATTTTCAATCACAATTGATTTATCAATTTCATCCGCAAATCTATCTAAGACAATATTAACTAAATGAATAATATGACGATTTAAACGCGGAATATTATTTCTAATTAGCTTATAAAGTGTGTAATAATGATAATGAAACAATTTAATATTCGCTAATCTTTTATAGTTGATGGCTTTTTCTAAGTGAAATAACAAAACCAATTCATATACATCATTTGTTTTAATAGTTTCTTCGTCGAAACGCTCCAAACGAATTCGGTCTCCTGAATTTGGCTTGATATTTGCATCCACCTTTATACATTTATAATCTGATAATAAAATTTTTAGCACCGCTTCAATTTTATCAACGCTACTTCGTAAGAATTTATTATAAATATAATCTTCAATTCTTTCAGAATATTCTATCTTTAGAAATGTAAAGATAGAATTATTAGTATTATTTCTTATCGTAACGTCATGAAAACCACTTTTAATAAGATTCAATACATTTAATTCTGACTCTGAAACTGAAACCTCAATAGATTCCCATTCAGACTTATTAAGTTTACGTTGTTTTAAATCCATTTTGCTGGTTTGAATACTTAGTAATATGTCTTTATCTTTATATAGATTTTTTATATCAATTTTTTTATTTAATAAAATTGAATGTAAAATAAACATAAAAATAATCTTATACAAATACATATAATGAAGCACGAAATTCAAATTATTTCTATTGAAGGAAATATTGGTTCTGGTAAATCCACATTGCTTGCTAACTTGAAAAAGCATTTTAACAATAATTATAGAGTTATATTTCTAAGGGAACCTGTTGATGAATGGTCAAAAATTAAGGATGAACAAGGTGTAACAATTCTCGAAAAATTTTATGCAGACCAAGATAAGTATTCATTTTCATTCCAAATGATGGCTTATATATCACGTTTAAAATTATTAAAGGATGCAGTAAATGAATGTCGAGCAGAAACATTTAAAATTCTTCAAGATCGTGATTACACAAAACCACATAATCATGATGAAAAAATTATTTATTATATTATTACGGAGAGAAGTTTATACACTGATAAAATGGTCTTTGCAAAAATGTTATATGACTCAGGTAAAATTGAATCAATAAATTATCAGATTTATTTAAATTGGTTTAATACTTTTGCCGATGAATTTAAAGTAAATAAAATTATTTATGTAAATGCTAACCCCGACATTTGCTATGAAAGAGTTGGGAAAAGACATAGAGACGGAGAAGATAAAATACCTTTAGAATATTTAAAAAATTGTCATACATATCATAATAATATGTTAGATAAATCATTGCCGGAATGCGTTTGTGATTCTCAACTAATTCTAGATGGTAATGTTGATATCTATGAAAATGATCAAATTTTAAATGAATGGATATCATCAATAGAAAAATTTATATATAATTAATATATATGAGTATAAATTATACACCAGAAAATACATTTATTTTTTCATTTGTAAGAATGAATCCTCCTACACCGGGACATTTATCATTAATTAAAACTATGATTGATAAAGCAATCGAATTAAATGTAAATAGAGTTTTTATTCTTACATCTAGTTCTTTAGATGGAAAAAATCCATTACCATGTAGCAGTGATGCAATTCCAAAACCAAAAAATAAATCTGATGCTGCCATATTAGAATCAATGCTAGAAAATTCAATTTACAAGTCAAATGTTTTAGATAAAATGATAGAATCTTACAAACAACAATTAATTAGTTCAGAACCTGATGAAGATAATAAAACAAAAATAGCTAATATGCAAGTAATTGTTATTTGTTCAACAGGTAATTCATTTATTTTTATTCATAGTATTATTAAAAGGTTTTTTGTTGAAAAAGGTATTCCAAAAATAAATATGTTTTTTATAGTTGGGAGAGATAGAGCTGATTTTCTTGATAATATTGTTGATAATTTTAGTGAAAGAGACTATATAAATTCAATTAACGGATTAGTATTACCAAGAGAAGGTATGGGAGCATTAAAAAGTACTGGTATGGGAACTCGTTCTATATCAGATATTAACCCATCAGAATATTCGGCATCATTCGTAAGAAATTTAGTTAAAAATGGTCAAAAGGAAGATTTTGCACAAGTTTATAGTCAATATCTATCTCCAGATGATGTAGAACAATTATATGAAACAATTAGATCTGGAACACAAATGAAATCTCCGTCTTCAAAAGATGAAGATGAAAATCCACAATCAAGATATTTTGATAGAGGATTATTACCAATTATGGGACCATCAAGTGGTGGTAAAAAACGCAGAAGAAATACAAGAAAGCAAAGAAAAATAAAAAGAAGAAGAGCTAGAAGACATACTAGAAGATATAAATAAAAATGAAAGTAATTTAAAGTTATTAATATAATTAATAAATTAATAACTTCAATGTCAGAAGAAAAAATAGAAGAACCAATTTTGGTTTGTCCTCATTGTAAGGAATTTATATTAATCGAAAAAATCAATTGTGCAATATTTCGACATGGAATACTTAAAAATAGCGGAAAACAAATTGACCCACATGCTCCTAGAGAAATGTGTGAGTATTATATTAAAAATGATTTGATTTATGGATGTGGCAAACCATTTCGAATAGTTAATAATAACGGGACTTTGGAAACTGAAATGTGTGATTATATTTAAAATCGATAAAGTTTGGACTTAATATTTTTTTTCTTTTCAATAGAATCATCAATCTCTCTTGATAAAAAGAACCCAACTATCAATTTAATGCATACTAAACTAATAACTATTACGAGTTGTTTATATGATTTAATATAGAATAATTTTAATACTTCTACTCCAAGTATAAAAGCTAATGCTAAAGATACTGATTCACCTAAATCTAAACGTGAATCTATATATGCTTGCATAGGATTTTTATATTCATTAATATAAATAATAATAGACCTAAAGATACTTAATGTGATAATTATAAATGATATTGTATAAGCTACCGATTCTACAATAAGAATTCCATGTTGTAAAAACATTTCATAAATTTTAACGAATCTCATATAAATATTATAATAAATTAAATTTTATTATATTATTTCTAGTCTACAAAATATAATAAATTATATAGCTAAAAATCATACCATTATAATCGTAACTTCATTTAATAAAATTAATTTATTTTACATTGTTATTTAATAATATTATAGCATAAAATCAATTACAACAGGATAATGATCTGAATTATATTTACCACAATATTCATCATATCCATGATATATAAACGCGTTTAAAATATTATGACGAATTGCATCAGTAACGAGAACATGGTCAATCATAGAATAATCACTTGATGATGCAGTGTTACAATT